AGACCCTCGATCGAGGATCGGACCGCGATCCCCATCTCCACGGCATCCTGCTCCAGATCCTTGAAGCCATCGCTGCCATCGGTGATGAAGTTGGCCAGTGCCGTCGAGAACTGTCCGCCCCGGTCGAAGCCGCCAAAGGTGATGATCGCGGCGTTCTCTACCTGCGTCATTGCGTCGCTGAACGTGACAGGCAGTTCGCGGAATTCGGAATCGATGCCGGCCGTATATTTGGTGTTGGTCAGGGCATTGAGGAGCACCTCGGAGGTCAGCTTACCCTCTTCGCCGAGCTCCTTGATCTTGCCGATCGGCAGACCCATGCTCTCGGTGAGCAGGCGGGCGAGGCGGGGCGCAGCTTCCAGAACCGAGTTGAGTTCGTCACCGCGCAGGGCGCCAGCGGCAAGGGCCTGGCCGAACTGCAGGGTCGCTGACGCAGATTGATTTGCATCCGCGCCGCTAATTTTGAGGGTTTTCGAAAACGTCTCGGTCGCGCGCGCAGCGGCTTCCTGATCCGCGCCAAGCTCCTTAGCGCCGCGCGAGAAGTTGCCATAGAGGGATGCGGTTTCGGTCAGTCCCGCTCGCGTCGCGGCGGCAATCCGGCGGACATCTTCCTGCGCCTGCGCAAACGAGCCGAAGCCTGCCGTCGCGAGGCGAAGCTGCGCGTCGAGATTCTTCGACGTGTCGGCGAGGTCTAGAAACTCCTTGACCAGCACCGCAGCCGAAACGCCAGCGAGCAGACCAGAGATTGCGCCGGCGAAACGACGCACGCGCGCTTCGATGCCGGATAGTTCGCGGTCAGCGCTGCGCCCACCACGCCGAAGCTCTCGCTCAAGGCCGTCAACGCGACCCAGAACTTCAATGATAACCTGTTCAGAGACCGCCAAAGCCCTCGCCCCCCTTTATTGCGCGGCGGACGGCGCGCTTTACTGCCTTGTCGACCAACTTTTTCACGGCAGGACGCTTTGCGTTTGCCGCGGGCGCCATGAATGGGCGGGCGGCGATCCGCGATGTCCCGAACTCCAGATCTTTCGAGTACGGGGCGTTGCTCGACACCTCGACTTGCAGCAGGCGGATCTTGTTCGTCTCGATGTTGCCAGCCAGTACGCCGGTATCGTTGTTAGGCGGCTCACCAGGCTTCGACGGCACATGAAATTTGCCCGACACGGCGCCGGCCGTGATGCTGATCTGAGCCTCAACCGCGATCATCTCGCCGCCTGCGAATAGGGCCTTGGTAACCTCCGGTATCGCATGAGCATTGACCGTGCGAAGCAGCTTCTCGATCGACCTACGCCGCGCCATGCTCGGCCTCCCGCACGACGAGAGCAGCGATGACCTCAAGGGCTGGTTCGGAGCCGATCTCCTTTTCCATCCCTCGGAACATTGCTCCGATGGGCGTGGGAGAGCGCCGCAGACGGCGGTAAACGGCATCGCGCCCGCGCATACCTGCGTCCGCAACGCGCTCGCAGTCAGCCGTCGCAACGCGTGCTGCGCTGACAGAGGAAAATCGGCTGATGGATTGCGGGTCTGCCTCGGCCATGGCGGTAAGCCTACGGCTTGCCGTGGGGGCTAATTACCGCCTACGACAGGGAATTGAGATCTGGAGCAGAACGTGAAAACTTGCCCCTATTGCCGCAAGCAGATCGACGTCGCAGCGACAAAATGCCCGTATTGCGCATCTGCGTTTGACGGCCATCAGATAGAACAGGGCCGCCGAGAGCAGTCGCGAAAAAATCGAAATACCATCCTAGGCGTGCTGGCCGTTATAGCCGGTCTGATTTGGTGGATGACACGGCCGGACACGATCGCGCAGCTAGCGGATGATTCCGCTCGCCAGACTATCGAAAGCGAGCAATCGGGAAAGTAGGGCGGCCCGCAAGCCGCCCCCAACGATCAGTTCGCCGCAGCTGCCAGCGTCGGTGCTGCAATCTCTTTGCGCTCATACTCGGCGCTATGCTCGCGATAAGTTTCCTCGTCGACGATCTGCAAGTCAGCGCGACCGGACATGAAGCCCGGCTTGATGACGCAGCGGACGTATTTGATCTGACCCGGGAACACATTGACATCCACGCTCGAAGTCTTGTTGGTGAGGATGTAGCTGCCGGCGGGCACTTCCCATTCCGCATACTTGTTGCGGCCCAGTTCAACTATTTCCTGTCCCTTGTAGCGGATGGGGCACCCGAGGGCTAAGCCCATTACCGCGCCCTGGCGGTACATCACGATCTTGCCGCCCGACGGCGCAGCAGACGGAGCTGGGGCCTCGACAGATACTTGCGCCATTACGGGCGATGCAGCGAGCGTCATAGACGCCGCCGCGATCCAAATTTTCAGCATTTTACCCCCGTTAGATATTGAGGATCAAGAAATGCCATGAGGTCCGGAGATTCGTCTAGTCCGCGTTGGCGGCAAGAGCCCTACGCATCCGCTCCGCGCCTCCGGGAGAAGCCTGCGGGCCGGGGCTGTGAGCGTCGTTGTGGGCCTCAAGGGCCTCAAGGTACTCGCCGAGCGAAGCTGTGCGCCAGTCGATGCCGAGCGCTCCGCAGTTCGCGATTACTTGGCCTCGTCGGAAGGGTTGGGGGGATCCTGCGTTAGATCGGGATCCGCCTTTTTTTTTAGATCAACGCCCTTGATCGTCGCATGCATAACGTCCCACACCAGAATGGCGCAGGCTTCGATATGCCGCGGCAGGTAGTCAGCAACCATGCGCGACGCGAGCTTGTCCTCGACCTTGATCTCTTCGCCATCCTTCTCACCGGAGCCAGCACTGATCAAGGCGCGCTCCAGCACGTTGTGAAGGTCGCCGTAGAAGATCCGGGCGCCGGGCAGAAGGGTGGGTGATCCCGTGTCGCGATCGATCCCGATGCCCTCGGAAAGATCGTCGTAAAGCTGGAAAATCGACACGGGATATTCGCGGACCCTGAGCGACGGCGTGAGAGGGCCGCGCTCAATTGCCAGAATTGCCGGAACGGGGAGGGCAAACCAGAAGCGGCCGCCAGCGAAGTCCCGCTCGATCGCCGTTTCGATCACTGGGCAGGCGTCCAGGTCCACGGGCCATCGTTGTTCAGCGTGATGTCGCCGGTGCTGTCACCGTTCACATCCGCGCCGGCGTTGTCAGACATGAGCACGTAAACCCCGGCATAAGTGCCAAGGAGAGTGCCCGCGTCTGTGTCATCGTTCTGGCGGAACTCGATTTCATAGTTCTCTTTCACGCCCAAGAGCGCCTCGAAACGAGCGAAATCGGGGATGTTCATCGCACCGCTACCGCTGATCGTCTGCGACTTACCGGTGATGCGATTCTTGCGGACGGCAGGGCGGCCCATCTTGGTGCAATCGCGGCGATAGCGATCGTTGCCAGCGGCGGCGTTCTGACGGCTGACGTTCTCGATGCCGCACAGCTGCGTGAAGACGGCAGGCGGACCCTCGGCGGTCTGCACCTTGATGATCGCGAAGTCGGCTTCGACAGGCTCGGACACGGCAAATTCTCCAGCAAGTTTGCCAGAGATTAGGGCGCGTCAATCGTCGGATTTACCGCCGTCATGGACGTGGAACCGGTTGCGCCTCCGCTCGGCTTCCCAATCCGTTTGGCTAGGCGCGTGCGCATAAAGGATCATAGCTCGCATGACACGGGCAGCATCCTCGTCGCCACTTTCCTCCAGCGCGTCGGCAGCGGCGATGACGTCGTCATCGGGGATCATGCCCGAACGGATCATCTGCGTGATGAGAGCGCCAACGATGCGTTCGGATACCGGTATGTCCATTGCCCTAGGGCGTATCACCCCTGATAGGCGCGGACAAGGATCGAGGCGATCCCGTGGTAGGCATCCTTTTCGGCGCCGTCCTGCATCAGATCGGATGACGTGACCTCGAAACCGTACCGGCGGCCAGATACCTCGAAAGCGCGCGACCGCAGCGCAGCGACCACCGCGCTGTTGATGCGCGCGGCGTAATCCTTGGCGGTTTCAAGAATGGCGCCGGCCGTGTTGCGCCGTGGCTTCGCAAACGAGTGCAGCCGGAATCTCACTTCCGACCGGGCGGAACAGCCGCGGCCCCTGAGAACCGCTTGCGAACTGTCGAGCCGAACGAACGGCCAACTGGGAGCCTCTTCCACGGGATCGATGGAGGTCTTCGGGAGAATGGCGAGCAGCGATGCATCAGCTTTCAGCGAGATGATGGCGGCACGTTCACTTTCCCGCAGCAGATCGCCGGCCATTCGTTTTCTCCGTGGTCTGAGGTGCCAAAGCGTTGGCGCGCTTGGCCGCTTTGGCTACCTCGTCGCTTACTTCGAACTCGCCAGGGGGATACCGCGCTTCGCTATGGTCGGGCAGGGGATGGCGGTATTCTCGTACGAAGGTGACCGTCTGCATGATCTTCTCCTAGGATTAGGCTTTCCGCCCCACTCCGACCCATCCCGCCGCGACTGGATCGCGCTCCAGCGAGGAGACGGACCACATGCCAGCGAACGGGCCAGCAAGCACCTCGACCTCCGCGTCGGTGCCCAGCGGGCCGGTAAGGGTAGCGGCAAGCACGATGAAGCGGGCATCCGTGTCCACGAAGCCCTCCGCGGCGCGCATGGCGGTGGTGGCGACATCGATCTGCACGTTGCAGGCGCGGTAATCGACCCCGCCCGGCGTGATGATGGAGCCGCCATCGTCATAGACCGGGGCGATCTGATCGACCACGCGGGCAGAGTGGAACGGGCCGCCGAACGCAGCGGAGAAGGCGAGGCCGATATCGGCGAAGACCTGGTCTAGCATGGCGTGCCCACGAAACCGACGAGCACCGGACCGCCGAACAGCTTGGCCTGGATGGCCTTGAACTGCTGTCCGTAGACGGTGGCCGAGTAGCCTCCCTTCGCGCGCTGGGCGACGACGCTGTCGGACACGGTGGCGGAGAAGGTGCCAGATTTAAAACTGGTCGCCCCCGTCGCCGTGAGCATCGACGTGCCCGGTGCCAGACCGATCCCGTTCAGCGCCAGCTTGTGGGCCGTGAGCAGTTCCGTGGCGTCCTGCTGCTGGTCGCCGAAGGCCTCGCCTACCTCGCCTTCCGCCTTGCCTGCCCAGTAGTCATAGGCGGGTTCGGTGAGCGTCGGGAAGGCGGGGTATGCCGCCATGAACGTCACGAGGGGCAAGCGGGTGTAGGGCATCGGGTGTCCTTACGAAAAGGGCCGCCGCGTGCTTGACGAGGCGGCCCCTGCGTTGCGGTGAAGCGGCGGTTACTTGCCGGGCTTCGTCAGCGTCTCGACCTGCTTGGTGAGGTCGGCGACCTGGCCCTTCAGCGCGTCCAGTTCAGCGCTGTCGCTTTCGTCGGCGTCGGTCGGCTCCTTGCCGAGGTCCGGCAGGGCGCCCGCGATATCGTCCTTCTTGATGTCGGTGCTCTGGCCGGGCTCAAGCCAGACCGTGGAGCCGTCCTTCAGGCTGATGCCGCGCAGGCCGCGCGAGTGGTTCGTGAGCTTCGCCATGGTTCAGATCCCGTCTCGGAAAGTGATCGCCTTGGGCAGGCGGATCTCGGTGCCACCGACGTTCATGATGCCGCCGACCTCGTAGGTCATGGACGACTTCTGGAACGCAGGCAGGAACTCGTGATCGCCGGGCAGGTGGAACTGCACGACTTCCTCCGAGCTGTCGTAGGCGGCCATGCGGTCGGTGCCCGATGCGCCCGCGCCAGCAAGCTCGCGGATGGCCTTGAACGTGATGTTCTCGCCGCCGTCACGGTTGCCCCGGATGTAATCCAGGATCGTGCCGTTTCCGTCGGTCATGCGGGTCTGTTCGATGTAGCGCAGCTTCTGGGTCGGCAGCGCCACGGTGGTGGCGGTGTGCGTTTCCTTGGTCTGCGTCTCGACCGCGTTGACCGCGCCCCAGATGTCGGCGCTGATCTGGTCCGGGTTCTTGTTGGCCCACGGCGTGGTGGAACCGGTGCCGGTGGCAGCGACGTTGGCGGCGGGCACGTTCGGATCGTTCACGAAGCCGGTCCAGCCCTTCTCGGACGTGGCTGCGCCGGGGGTGCGGCCCGTCATGGCGATCGAGCGCTTGAAGAACTGTGCGGCCTTGCGTGCGGCACCCGCCTTGTCGGAGGGCAGCGAGCGGCCCAGCTTGGCGGCGCGCTGGAGCTCCTGCGTCGACCACTCGTAGCCGATACCGGCCAGGTGGAAGCCGCGGCTCTTCTGGTCCATCAGCGTACCGGCGTAGGGCATATCGAAACCCTTCCCGCTCAGGAACTCGGCCTTGCCGACCTCGTCCATGCTGTAGAACACGGTGCCGACATCCCACATGTCGCCGTCGGTGTTGATCGGGATCAGTCCGTTGAGGTCCGCGTTCGGATAGCGCCGCATGTAGACCTGCGTCTCGATGCGGTAGAGCTGCGGCGTCAGGAAGGCGCGGCCAACCTGGGCATCCACGAAGAACTCTTCGGACTTGTCCCGGAAGGTCGCGGCGATCTCGGCATCATATGCCGCCCAGCGCTGGAACGCGATCTCGCGCGCGGCGGCGTCGGCCGCCAGGAACGACGCGGCATCCTTGAACAGGCCGCCGGTCGCGTCAGAGAAGTTGATGATCATGTGCGGTCCCCTTAGCGACGCGAGAGCTTGACGAGATCGGCGTTGGCGCCGGTAATATCGAACTGCCAGCCCGCGAGGGCGGTGTTCGAGCCGACCGTGTCGACGATTGCGCTGCCGGTGTCGTAGGCGGGCGCGCCGTCGGTGACAGCCTCGCCAGCAACGACCCAGATCACGCCGAGCGGCAGGATCGCGACGTTGTCGTACTGCTGGTAGCGGTCGACCGTCTGGCCGGGCAGAAGCGCAAGCGTCTCGTCGGCGATGGTAATGCCCAGCAAGAAGGCGCTCGGCGTGCGCGTGCAGCCGTGATCGCCCGCGCCGCGATAGACGGGGACGCCGAAGGGAATGCCCGCCGAATCCTCGCAGGTGCGGCTGATGCGGTTCGAGGTTTCACCGTTCGCGACCATACCCGCATAGGCGGGGGCCATCATGTCGGTGTAGGTGTCCTGGTATACAGCCATGACCTAGCCCTCCTTAGAAGTTGCTCGCGACGCGGGCGGCGTCACGGATCGATGCGATGTTGGTGGGCGTGGTCGGGCTGCCGATGGGCTGCACGATCTGCGAAACGGGCTTCGCATCCTTGGTCAGGACGTCGAAGGCGACCGCGTACTGGTCTGCGGTATAGGTGGCAGCCGACGCGCCGAGCTTGGCGTCCACCACGGCCTTGCGGATCGCGGCTTCGTCCATCTCGTCGGTGACGGTGACGCCGAGGCCCTTGGCCTTGTCGCAGACCGCCGCGAATGCCTTGGCGGCGTCGCGCAGCTGCGCCGGGGTCGGCTTGGCCGATTCCAGCTTGGCCTTATCGGCGGTGAGGGTAACGATCTCCGCATCCTTGGCAGCGACAGAGGCCTCCAAGGTGGTGACCTTGCCGTTGGCGGCGTCACGGGCGGCGATGAGGGTGGCGATGGTCGTTGCGGCGGTGTCCGCGTTCGACACGTCGACGGACAGCCCGTCGATGAGAACGATCTTCGGCACAGGGCTCTCCTGGGTGAGGGAATCGAGAAGGTTGGAGGGAAGGGCGTCGCAGACGGCGAACCCGTCCTTGATGGCGCACTCGGAACCGGCACGGCCGCGATCGACCAGCGCAACGTGGTTTCCGGTGATGGACTTCTGGCGAGCCTGGCACTTGGTGCCGTCGGCGGCGGTGAAGTCGCCGAATTCGAGGTCGGACGAGTAGCCGTTGCTCAGTTCGCGCTTGCCGCCGTCCACCTTGGCGATGGCGCTAGCGTCGGTCAGCAGCAGGTCGAAGGCGAGGTAATCGCCATCGCGCATCGCGCCCATGATCGTGCCGCGCGCGTGGTCGCGCCAGTTGGCAGTGGTGACGGGGGCGGCAGGGTGATCGTCGGTGACCGGTTTGCCAATGAAGCTGCGGACGGACTTCTCGTCGAAGACGGTGCCGTCGTCGCGGAGCACGTTGACCAGCGCGGTATCGCGCAGGCCGTGCTTGTTGTCGGGATCTACCTCGGAGCCGCCGTACTGGTAGACGCCGGTGCGCGCCGCGCGTGCGCGAACGGCCATCGCGCCGCCCTCGATGCGGCGGGGTGCGTCAAGAACAAGAGCGTCGCGGAATTGCATGCCTCGCACGGTATGCGCGCGCGAGGCATGGGTTTACCGCCGTTGGCTAGCGATGATGGCGGGGCTCTACGGACGGTTAGGTGCGATCAAGCCCTTGGCGACGCGCTTGCGCATCTCACGCTCTGCTCTGCCTGAATTCACGCCCCCATGTCGTGCTGCGATGAACGCGGCAAGATCATGGTCGTTCATCGCGGCGAAGGTGCTACGTGACATCCACTGGTCGGGTTGCATCACCGACCGTCTGCCTCGTCAGCGCCCAGAAGCCACTCTGCAACAGGCGGCGGAAGGACATGCTCAAAGGCCGGGTCGCTTTCGAAACTGGCAAACCACAAACCGCCATGAGGCCGCATTCCGACGACGCCCATATCCTTCATGCGGTTGGTGAGGGTGAGTGCGTCAACCTTCATGCTGTCAGCCATTCACGCCTCCTCCAGCGCTGCGTCGATCGCACTTTGCCACGCCTCATAGACATCGCTCCATGTGCCGTCATCATGGCCCACAGCAGCCACCTTGAGGCCCATTGCCTGCACCATCGCCTTGCTCGGCTCCCGGATGGCCTGCAGGACGGCGCGGGCGATGTCGTGAAGGTCTTCTTTCGTCGGCGTATTGATGTCAACGCCGCTATCATTGCGAAACCTTGGCCTCAAATCGGCTTTATCCGCAGGGATGCGACCCCAAGGCAGCGGCGTTACATGCGGGGCGATTGCCCGCGCGGCACGCTCAATCGGAGACATGCTGCATGCGCTCCTGCTCGGAGGCCTTCATGTAACCAAGGGCAAACTCGCGCCCATCATCGGCAATGCCGATGAAACCGATGCTCTCGCCTTGATCGACTTCACGCCACTCACGGCTGCTGCATCCATGCTTATCAGCGAATGCATCCATGCCGCGCAATGCTGCTTGGCGGCGGGCCTGCTCTGCGGTTAGGGTTTGGTCAGCCATAGTCGTCTCCAAGTGACGGTTTTGGTCAGGGTCGGCGGTGTTAGCGCACCGCTGGCCCGATCATACCACGGCGGGAATCTGCGGGGAAGCGGTCAGTCACTGAGGTCAATGACCGAGCGCGACCGGCACCCACAATACGGAAGCTGCCCCGGCCGGTCTTCGGGGGGCGCAAGCATCGCCTGTCCATTGATCGTATGCCCGACATCGGCCGGATCGTCGGAGTAGTAGTTGCCGTTTCGGGCCACGTGATTGGCTCGGGGATGGGCCTTCCGACTGTGCACCCATTCCCAAGCTGTAATGCCCGCTTCCCGGCGGCGCTCGTCGGCCAGTGATGACGTGAGCTTGTTGAGCTGGTCCGAGGCAATGCGGATCGACCGGTCACGGCCCAGCCCGGTCGCCTCGCTGATGGACTTCGCTACGTCACGCGCGGGCGTCCGGTTCCGCAGGCCGTCGAACACGGCGCTGCTGATGCGCTGGCGCGTCTGATCGGACACGTTGCGCACCAGATCGGTGTTCCACCCGATGGTCGTTTCGAGCGTGGCGCGCATGTCGCCGGCTCCGATCATCGTTTCCACGTCGACGCCGGTTGCCGACAGGACCGCGCCTCGCCACTTGCCGCGTTGCCACCTCTCGACACGAATTGCCCAGTCGCGCAGTTCCGGTGTCAGCAGCAGGAGCAGCCGGTTGACCTGCTCGGCAGCGCCATCGATCTCGGCCTTCACGTCAGCCGGGGCGTCGGTGGTCATCTCCGCGACGGTGCGCGCGTAAGCATCAGCGATGCGATCTGCACTGGCCGTCCACGCATCCATCACAGGTTTATACACAGACCTGTACAGGTTGGTCGCCAGCACGGCCGGGGGCGCAATGTCGCGCAGGACGATGCTCCGACGCCGCATGCCCGGATTGGCGCGGCGGGCCATGGCTGCGAGGTCATAGCGGGGCATGTCAGGCCAGCGTTACGGCGAGACACCACCAGACGATCTTGCAAGCGATGTGAATTGCTTGGTCGGCGTTGAAGTCGATCTTGCCACGGCACTTCGCATCATCGGTGAGCCAATGAATGGCCGCCTCGGCGAGGAACAGCCACCACAGGCCGGTGATAAGCGCGACAGCCGCGCCATGGATCACGACGTGCGCGCCAAGGGCCTGCTGCCATGGCACACCGGGGATAGCCGCAGTGCGGTTCTTCGCCTTCGAGAGGAAGTCGCCCTGAAGCGGATAGTCCGCCAGCGCATGGGCAGCCAGCAGTGCAATAAGCATCATGATCGGCGTCATTCTTCGGTGACCTTCCGCTTCCAGTCGAGGTCCAGCGGCTCGAATAGTTCCGGCCCGAACTCCAGCGCGCCGGTGAACGGCTTCACGGCTGTCAGGTCCATGTCCGCCGGTGCCTCGAATGAGATGGTGACGTGGGGGTGATATTCGTCGAAGTCGTGCGATCCGCCTGCCTCGACCATGTCGCGGTGGCGGCTCTGCAAATCCCACGAGGGGAAAAGCAGCACGACGGCGTTCTCGCCAAGCCGCTCAATCGCGCGCGGGCCGCCGGGCTTAATGCGCAGGCGGCCGTTCTCGTCCTCGCCCCATGCCTGGCCCATCTTCATGGGGTCCACAGGCTGGCGGGAGTACAGCACGGTGACATGAAGATCGTCCGCGGCAAGCGTGGACGTGAAGCCCTGCTTCTTGGCCCACCCGATGATCTCGGTGCCGTTGAGCAGCTTGCGCTGGACGTACAGCGGGCGGGGCTGGGCATCAGCGAAGAATACCGCGGCATCATTGGCAGCACGGCGGGCCGGGGGTTGAGCCCGGCCACCGCGTAGATTTGGATCACCTCCTTCCGGTACGATTGCGCTGGGGTCGTCGTCGTCGTTGTCCGCTGGCGGCTTGGGCTGCAGCCCGAAGCGCTCATCCTCGGAGATCTTTGACAGCGCATCAGCAAGGCCGGGCATGTAGCCGCGTTCCTCGATGAGGTTCTGCACGGCGCGGGCCATCGCCTCGTCTGGCACCATGCTCGACGCGATGAGGGCGGTGATTGCCTCCATGACGATCTTGAACGTCTCCGCTTCCTCCTTCTCGGTGGGCTTGCGGAGAGGGGCCCAGAGCCACCACACCTTGTCAGGGTCGGCCGCGCCTGCCGACCGGATCAGGATCGGGTCAAGCTGCTCCAGGCACGGGCGCGTTTCGTTCTCCTGCCCGTCGCCGACGGTGTCCCACCAGTTGTTCATGTCGCTCTCGCCCGTGGCGTTCATGCCCGCGGGGGAGCGACCCATGATCTTGGTGAAGGGGATGCCCGAAACGGCGGCCATGCGCTGGTCGATCGCATCCATCATCGCGGGGATGCCTGCCCAGGTGACCTGATAGTCGTCGATCTTCTCGCCTGGGTCGTCAGTGCCGGTGCCCGACCGGTAGACCGTGGCGTTGAGGGTGTTTTCGCCCTGCGCGATCAGCGCGACGCGCTCGTTCAGCTGCTTCTTGCCCGCCTCCGAAGAGAGCATGTCGAGCAGGTCGGGGATGCCGATGCGGAGGAGTTTCGCCTTCTTGATAAGCTCGACGAACCACGCTTGGGCATGGTCGGAGTTCTCGACCGCACTGAAGACGCGCAGCAGCTGGCAATCGCCCCAGTACGCCTCGATGTCGTCGACCGACGACCCGGCCGGGATGGGATCGCCACGGAAGGGGATAACGCGGCTCGGGTGGATGTTCGACTGGCGGCCGTCGCTGTCGATGCGGAACTTGCGGGGCAGCCGGTACGTCGGCGACGCCAGATCCTTGTCGAAGTCGTCCGGGGTGATCTCCCAGCGTGAAACGACATTGACGGCGATAAGGCCGCCCTTGCTGATGGTGTCGGGCGTGAGTTCACTGGCGTGGTCGCCCGCCGTAACGAGTATCAGGGCGCCGCCGCCGATGCCGCGCAGCACTTCCGCGTGCTTGACCTTGGCGCGCAGGCCCAGACGCTTCTCTTCCTTCTCGATCGCCTCGATGGTCGGCTTGTCAGCCTGCCAGTCGCGCCACTTCTGCGTGCGGTCCGCTGCGGGGATCGTGATGACCTTCCGCAGCATGCCGGACGACATGTAGGCGGCGAGCGCAAGCTGGTGCGAGAATACGCCGGGCAGGGCGGTAGTGGAGGAAAGGGACGAGCGGAAGGGGTTTAGGCGACTGACTGCCTCGAACGCCCCGCGAAGACTGTCGGTGAGATACGCCATTGCGGGACGGTATTGCGGTTACCGCCGTCGATTTACCGCCATCGCACGCATGAAAAAGGGCGGCCATTTCTGACCGCCCCCCTCTTCATCTGATTGCTTGGCGATTACGCCAGGCCAGCGCGCCGCGTCTCGAAGATCGAGCGCGGGTGGTCGGCGTTGATGCGGAAATCGTCGCCGGAAACGAAAGAGGGCATCAGTTCGAGCGCGAAGCTGACTGCTCGGACAACGAAATCCGAGGCGAACATGATGGCTGAGAGCGCCGAAGCGGCGATGAAGGCGAAAAGTCGAACCATGGTCTTTCTCCTGAGCCTTGGGTGATCAATCAAGGTGGCCGGAGGGTGAACCGGCATGCGGAAATATTTTACCGCCATCAACCGAGCAGGGCAGACGTGCTGTGCCGCTTTCCTTCGACCGGCGCGAACGCCATAATGAACGCATCCGCGAGGTTCGGCGATGGCTGAGCGCCACCCTCGCGATTCGCCTTCGCCAGATCCTTCTTGCTCTCCACTTTCACCTTGCCCGCGTTGTCGAAATCCCGCTTGGGCGTGCATAATTCGTCGATCAGCAGGGATAGGTTCGGCATGGTGCCGTCGATGAACAGCAAGTCGGCCGGGTCGAAAGTCATGCCTTTCTTCACCGCGGTAAAGGTGTTCCGCGCCCGGTCGGCGACGTGCCACCATGCCTGCGCCTTGGCGTTGGCGAACATGTCGATGTTCTTCTTTGGTGGATGAGAGCGGGCGTAGACCTCCTTGGGCCGTATAACGGCGCCACCGGCGTTGAAGCCCGTGTGCTGGACTGTCTCGGCAGGCGTGTTCAGTTCGTTGACCTTTGCGCCGACGCCAGCGCCCACACCGATGCTATCATAGGTCAGATCGGCATCGTTCTCGACACAGGCAGCGCGGGCGCGGGTAGCAGATTTCAGAAGTTCGTCTTCACCTGCTTTCCACTGGTCCGACGACACCGCCAGCGGACCGCGGGCCACCACGATCGCGTTCTTGTCGCTACCGCTGTCCGCCACGTCGAAGCCGACGCGGTTCCGGCCGGTGGGCGTGATGCCCAGGTGAACATGTGCATCGACGCACGCCATGATCCAAGAGCGCTTTATGACGGCGTTGTTGTCGTCATCCTTCGGCACGCCGAGGTAGACGTGCTGAAACTCGTCTTCGTCTTCGTTCTGCGCAGCGGCGATCACGCCGAGCATGGTCGACGAGAGGAACGGATTCTCGGTGTAATTGATCAGCCGGCGGATCGTCCCTGGCGGCGGGTTCACAACGAAGCGGCGCCAGGCGAAGTCAGTCGACAGCTGCGGGTTGAAGATGATCCAGAACTGCGAACCTTCCTTGCGGATCGTTGGCTCCAGCACTTTCCATTGTTCCGCTGTCAGCGCATGGGCTTCCTCAAGCCAGCATATGTCGATGCCTTCAAGGGACTTGATCTCGCCAATGTGCCGCCACAGGCCATAGAACACGAATTCCGACCCGGTGCCCCGGTGGCGGATCTTGTTGTCCAGGATGTCGAACTGGTGGCGTAGGCCGAACCGCTCAATCGTCTGCTTCAGCAGTGTGTAGACCGATTCCTCGATCTTGTTCTGGAACTGGCGGGCGCACAGAACACGGATTTTGACGTTGCTGGCGAGGTAGATGGCGAAGCCTGCGGCATCCCATGACTTCGATGACGCTCGCCCGCCGTAGAGGACGCGATTGCGGATCGGCTCTGCATTGTCGTTGACCGGCGAAAGCCAGAAATCCCTCAGGCAGGGGTTGAGCGTAGGGCCACCGTTATGCCCGATGTGGGCGTGAGCGTTCATACCTCTGGGGTGGTGACCGATGCGCTGGCAATCGCCTTCAGGCTCGGATCGGCCTTCTCCATCACTGACAAGATCGCTGCCTTTTCGACCAGATACACCTTCGCGAAACCGGGATCGCGCGCAACGATGCTGCGGGTGTTGCTGATCAGATCTGCGCATTTGATCGTCTGCGCCTCCGCCGAGATTTCACCGAGACGAGCGCATTCGAGCGCCTTGCGGGCAGCGCGATTTCCCTCCCACGCGGGTTCCGTAAGCTCATCAACCAGGCCAGCCACAATCGGCCCGAATGCATCTTCTACGTCCTGCAAGGTTCGATCGGTGTCCTCGACCACATCGTGCAGCAGCGCAGCCGCCTGCATCTCATCGGTGCCACCGTGCTCGCGCACCATCATCATGACCTCGATGGGGTGAACGATGTACGGTTCGCCGGTGTACTTGCGCCGCTGCCCGACTTCCGCGTGCGCCGTCGTGGCGAAAACCAATGCTCGGTTGATCAGATCCATGGTCATTCTTCCTTTGTCGGCGCCGTTACCATATTTGCGGCACCACCGTAAAAGTCCGCCAGCGAGGGCGGCGACATGCTGCCATCGGACGAGCTATGGTCGACCTTGTCGGTGAACAGCTTCAGGTGCTTGCCGAGCAGTTCGAACGCCTTGTTCGCTCCAGTCGCGTCGAACTCCCAGACATGGTTGCCATCGTCATCGCGAGCCTGCCTGCGATCTTCACCACGGCCTTCCATCACGGCGGCGCGCTGCATGCATCGCTCGGCGACCTCCTGGATGCCCTGCAGCACGTAGTCAGCTGTGATCGCAGTGCGTTCGGAGCGCTTTTCCTGTGCCTCCGTTACCGCCTTCTGCACCTTAGCATTCCTGAGCAGCCGAGCAGCATTCACTTCAGCGGCATTGCCCTTGGCTGTGTAGCCGGCGCGTCGGTATGCGGCTGTCGCGTTCAGGTCGATGAGGTATTCCTCGACAAAGCGCTTTTGCTTCGGGTTCATCGA